GAGTAGGACGGTCTGGCCTAAACCATGGTAGAAATACCCAAGGTTTTTGAATCATTCTACCCCTCCATTGGATGTGACTATAATTCCACCAATCTTTGTGTAAACATTTACTACATCTATATTTTTGTCTTGCAAAAAGATTTAGAGATGTTCCTTTCCACTTGTTATAATTAAGTTTTTCCCTTTCGTTCAAAATAACCTCCTTAATAATTTAAGTTTATTTATAAGTCTTATATTATTATACTATATAAACGAGACTAGATTTAACATTGCTTAATAATTTTAGTAGATACAGTTGAATATTCTAAATAAATAAAATAAAAGATATTAAACAATGGATTTTAATGATATTGACAAATTAAGTGAAAGTCATGAAATGGATTTAACTAAAGATCTTCTTAGAATGTCAGTAGGAGATATGCTAGACAAACTAGAAGGTTTAGACACATATGGGGATGCTGAATACGAAATAGTGGAAGCAGCGCTAAAGGCTCTTAATTCTAAAATAGTAAGTCAAGGATATAGTTCTGACAAAGATCTTGATTTTGAATCAGTTGAAGTTGGAGACGAAGTAGATTTTACTGAAGATAGTTTAGAGGATGATGATTCAATGCCTTCATTTGGAGATTTTGAATCAGGATCATCGGCTAATCAAAACCAAGAAGATTCAATGGGGGATTTTCAATTTTAATATGATACAAACATTTGAAGCATATATAGGGGCGGCAACGTCTAATAGAGAACCAATAGGTAGATTAAACGAACCTGACAGAAAAACTCCAATTTCTTCGGTGATTAATACTGGAAGAAGTAGTGGAGCACCCTTTCATTGGGGAGCTTCTAATCAGATATCTAGAGGAAGATATGGAGCAGGTTCAAATCCTAAAAATAAAAAGAAGAAAAAAATGAAAAGACATATAGATTCTTATAAAAGCTATTCTAAGAAAATCGAAGAAGACCAAATGGTAATGGGCCAAAGTCCTTCACCAGGTTTAGTTCCTCAACAATTTCAAGCAGAGCATGATTCTCTTTCACAAGAAGAGGCTAATTTATTAAAGCAGTTAGCTAGTGTAAAAGAGAGAAGAATTGCACTTGATAAAAAAATAGCAGATGCTAATAAAGTTCAAGCTGAACAAAAAGCACAGCAGGCCGCTCAGGCAGCTCAACAAGCGGCTCAACAAGCGTAATGAAGAAGAAAAATGTAAAGACATATAGCGAGTTTGTTAACGAGACCGAGCAAAAGGTAGTATATCCTACTAATTTTTCAGGTATGGTACAAGGAGCAGTTAACTCTATTCATTCTCAAGTAATGGCAATAGCTAGACAGATGGCAGAAGAAAAGGCTGCAAGAAACCCGTATCGATATGATGATGCTAAGAAAGTTGCTGAAGTACAGGAAGTAGATATAACTCGTGCTCTAAATTTGATTTTTCATAGTGATTGGAAAAACATGCTAAAAAATCATCAAGTTCAAGAGTGGGCAAAGTCATGTATCGAAAGAGCAAGCAAACACGACGAGCGAGCAGATAAAAAAAATCAACGAGCTCTTCGCTCTATGCAAGGAGGAAAAGACAATTATAAAACAGATTTAGGAAACCAGGGATTCAGTAGAGAATCAGGATCAGATGGATCTGGATCAAATCGATAATATTATGACAGAGGCAGAATTAATTGAAGACATAAATAATGAGATCACATTTTCAGGAATGTTGCCGTATAGCCTACCTGAAAAGGAATTATCTCGTATCATAAAGAATGATTCATTATTTTTCTATGATAATTGGAGACACTCAGTAGAATCTCAATATATTCTTTTACCAAAGGAATTATTTAAAGCAGATAGTTTTAAAGACAAGAGACAGATAATTATGCCTGATTGCGTTCAATTCGTAGTCGAGCTTAAAGAGGCAAAAGGTGCATCTATGTTTGCAACGATAGACCGGGACTTTTCTGAGCAAAAATTCATAGGATCCGAGATGTATCTTACTCCTTTTATGGGAGAATCTATAATGTATAGAACTATAATGTTTTCATTTTTAGATTTAACAAAAGGAATGATATTGGATACTATTGCGTATGATTATAATAAAAATACTAAACTGCTAGGAGTAATTGGAAGAACTCCTAAGGTTGATGCAGTTGCCAAAGTATTTAAGAAGATCGAAGTAGATAAATTGTATGAAGATGAACTTTTCCAAAGATACGTCAGAGCACATGCTAAAGTTAGACTTGCACATATGCTTCAAACGTTTAATTATAAGTTACCTGGAGATATTAGCATTAATTATCAAAATATGGTAAGTACTGCAGAAAAAGAAATGGAAGAAGTAAAACAAATGATTAAAGGAGAGAACACAACTGACTGGATGTTTCTTTATAGACAGTAATATGGAAAGAAGTGTTTTAACATATCAGGAATTTATAGCCGAATCTAAAAGATGGATTGATACTGGAGACAAGAAGGTTAGGGCATCTTGGTACAATCGTAGTCCAGATGAAACGGTTGAAGACAGAATGAGGATTGATGATACTCAAAAATATCTAATCTTAAAGTTTATATACAAATCAGGACACCAGGGAGTTAGATATACTGATATCATTAAGTTTATATTAGAGGACCTAAAAGGAGAAACATACGACTATAAGATTCACAGAGGATACTATGCGTCTAATTTAAGTGGAACATGGAGAGACGGTGGAATCTTACCGAGTTATTGTACAAAGAATGACAATGGAAAATGGGTTCTATCTAACTCTAAACTAATAGATCACTTTAATGATCTTAAAGAAACAGGAGCATTAGAAGATACTTATGTAGAAAGAAGAGCACGAGAAGAAGGAATGGATCAGTCAGATATCAATATGTATAGAGAATTAGATATATTAGACGATCTTATACACTAAATTAATAAGTTTATATGGCAGATATTAGAGATTTTTATATGAGACCCGAAAATGATCCTAAATACAGACAGGATCAAGTTGAAGTGTACGACGAACTAGAAGCGTGTATTAATCAAGTTAAAATGACTCTTTTAACTAATAAAGGAGAAGTATTAGGAGAACCTGGATTTGGTTTACAAGTAGAGTCTTATCTATTTGATTTTGAATTAGATCCATTTAAATTATCAGATAACGCCAATTCTCAAATTCAAAAATATGTGACCGAGTCGAAAAGAAGAGGGGTATCAGCTAAACCATCTTATACAACTGATGAAAAGGACAGAAAGACTTATGCTCTTCAAATAAGCATAGATGGAAGAAGATCTCCATTTGCCATTCTATACGATTAAAATCTATTACGATATGAACAGCAATTTATTAAAGCATATATTCCATTTACTACCAATAGTTTTTTTAGGAATATGTATGTTTCTATATCCATCATGGTGGTATAACGGCTATCTAGATAGTTTATACCTCAAGATAGCCGTCGGTATATCAGTATATGGAGGATTTATTGTAAATATGGTTTGGTATATCCAACATAAAGATAAAATGTAAGGATATATTATCCGTGTTTTATAACTTCGTCAATAATTCCATAGTTTTTAGCATCTTTCGCGCTTAACCAAAGATCTCTAGATGCGTCTTTCATTACAGCTTTAGGAGTTTTTCCACAGTATCCTCCAAGAAGATTAAATAACTCAGTATTTAACTTTTCCCATTCTTCAAAGCTAATTCTGGCATCTTGAATATTTCCACCAGCTCCTCCGCTACTTTGATGTAACATTGTTCTAGAATGTCGAAGAGAGCTTCTCATTCCTTTTGTTCCAGCCCCTAATAAAACGGACCCCATAGATGCAGCCATACCAGTATTAATGGTTTCAATATTGTTTGGAATAAACTCCATTACATCTACCATACTTAATCCAGACTTTACACTTCCTCCTGGGCTATCGATATGCATAGTAATTGGACGTGACTTATCTAATTGAGATAGAAATATAAGTTGAGCTTGAACTATGACTGACATTCGGTCGTCAACTGGTCCTGCTACCCATATAATTCGATCCATCATCAATCTTGAGAACACATCCATTACTGCAACATTCAATTGTCGCTCTTCTACAATGTTAGGAGTAAGGTTCGCTGAAACATTTCCTCCTCTAGTTCCATATAATGATTCTTGTAAGTTCTTCCAGCTTTCTAGCTTAGAAGAAGATACTCCTAAATGATTGATACAATACTTGTCAAATTCGTTCATGTTGTAATTTATTTTATAATTAAAGTGATCCTTCTCCTCCTGTTTCTCCACCTTCGGTTGTTTCAGATGATCCTCCACCTTCTTCTCCACCGGGAGTAGCAGCTGGTGCTACTCCACCTGTGTCCATCGGCATTCCAGCCCCGTCTGCTCCAAGAGCAGCATCAGCAGATCCTTGTGCAATCTCTTTCTCTTCCATTTGGAACCATTTCTTATTTGACTGAATTTCATCCTCAGTCATTCTTAATTCTTTTCTAATTAGATATTCAGTTGAGAAGTAAGGAGTTCCATCGTCTTTTAGAACTCCTTTTTTAGCAGTAAACGATGCTATTCTCTTAGCCTCTAATTCATTTTCTTTGATTTCTTCAAATACATTATCATTATGATAAGTAATTCCAATTGCATTATTGAATTTATAATCTTCCTTTAATTCAGGAAAATCTAAACACATTTGAAGATACCATGGCTTAACTATTAATTCAGAAAAAGCAGATCTTAATCTCTTGATAAACTTTTGATATCTAACCTCTTCTCTTGTTATACCTTCTGCATTAAGAGTGAACGCTCCCATTCCGCTCTGACCTTCCCATCTTGAATAAGGTATTTTACTATCCATTTTTAATTTCTTAGTAAAATATCCAAGTAATTCAGAACTAGATAAATTAGGTCCAGGATAACTAAGAGGATCAATTTTAATAGACTGATTTTGATCATTGACCGGAGTAACATAGTTTTTATAGAATAACATGTTTGGCTTACCATCTACTGTTAATTCTCCAGTATCTCCATTAAAGAATACGTCCTCTTTTAATAGATTCATAAATTCTTTAACATCTTCTTGTGCCTTTTGGAAACTCTTAGATCCTGTTGGAACAGATGTTTGTAATCTAATTGGAGCGTTCATAACGTGCCAAATTACTTTACTATGTTCGATTATTCTTAATAGATTAAATGATCTTATTAATCGCTCAACAAAACTTATTCTTTTAGTTTTAAAGTGATTTGCGTAACTAATATATATTACTTGAGAATCTGATAAGGTTCGAGTTGCTCCAGAGCTAGGATCATATTGAGTCCACTGTAAATACAGTTTACCTTTTGCGTCTTTATTAAGTTGAGGAGCAATACTTGCAGGATCTAATTCTTTAAATCCAATTATCTTTTTTGGACTGTCGGGATTATCGTATATTATTTCAAAACATAGGTGGCCTTCAATCAAAAACTGGTATGCATACTGCCATGCTGCAATTCCTTCTGCAAATCCCCAAGTTGTATACATCTCTTCAAAATTAGATTGATACTTTTTAACTATATTATCTTGATAAGATAAACGTTCTTGCTTGTTAGACCCTTTATACATGATCTTACCAGTTAAGTCATTTGCATAACAAAATCTGTTTTCATCACTGTATACTACCATATCATCGGTAATAGTATCTAAGACGAATTCAATTTCTCCGTTAGAAGCAATATCCCTTAATCTTTCTCTCTTTACTGAGTAATCTAATTGAAAGAACGCAATTGCTTTGGTTCTAAGCTGAGATGTAGTATCTGCAATTGCCATTGAGAATTTTAATAGCTCATTATGTCCATTAGTATCAGACCGAGACGCAAGTTGACTTTCTATAAATCCAATTGCTTTTGAATTTTTTAAGAGTAAGTCTTCGTATTTAGTTCCAAACTTACTTAAATTGGAGAGAGCACTGCTTGTCGTTCCTCCCATATTATCTCCAAATCCTGCCATTTTATATTAGTTTTGTTTATTTTCAAATTTATCGAATAACAAAGAGTGATCTATTAGACTAGTAGAAGTCATTAACCCTCTAGTGTCTATATTGGAATAAGGAAGCTCTCCTATATTATTCCAATCCATTACCTTAGCTCTTGTTATTTTATTTAAGTTATATCCGGTTACTGCCCATCCTAATTTTAATCCAGTTAAATCCTGTATCATATTC